AGATAGTCCAATTCTTCGGAGTTGGACCCCTGAAGTACACCTCCTGGGTGCTACCAGGGATTTATGTGCCCTATTTACCACGGTAGGCTTAATAGTACACGGGAAAGCGTGCAAGAAACACGCTCTTTAGTGTGCGCCGGCTCAACATCTGCGCGTCACTGCGGGTCATAGCTCCATCCACTATGACGCCATGTGCTTCGCCTCCCCAACATTGGACTACAATGTTGGGGCCAACTTCCACACCCGCTGCGAGCAACAGTCGAGCCAGCTCACGTTCACCAAGGGCATTACGGTACAAGCACACCAATGGGTACCTGTGCATAACGCCCTCCACCTCGCCAGATTCTGTTAGTTCTCTGACATCGGCCAAGCCTACTTGTAGCCCCAGACCACTAAAGTTCTCCAGGTGGTACTCGACTCTGTTAACCGCTGCTGTATCCCCAGCGAAGCTTTTAGCATAACTAGAAGCTGCCATGACCCGGGTTGGACTCACGTGTAACATGTTAAATACCATCCTTTCGACCTCAGTAGTCTGAAGACTCAGGTAGTCGAGGGTTGCATTGATCGGTAGATTTTTTGGTAAATCGGGGACGTGCAACGCGTCACCATCGATTACCAGCTTTTGATATATGCGGTGTCCGTGGCGTACAGGCCCATTGCCTAGAGCTATCTGCCCTACGACTAACCCCTCACACACCGCTAGAGGGATGCCTGTCAATCGATTTAGCGCTTTGCGCAATAGCAGACACGTTGCCTTGTGTCCGCTCCGATTGAATAAAGTCCACGCGCTACCTACTAGGGATTCTAGTGCTTCACGCGCACCTAATTTGAACTTGGTGACCCAGTTGCCACTAATTATGCTGGATATGCTACGACATGCATACCCCCGTGCACAGTCCTGCGTGATAGCCGTACGTAAGAACTCGGCGCATACGAATCCTATACTTTGTTTCAAAGGATTCATACGTAGAGGACTGTCACGTACACCATTCATCAACTGGGCTGCGACCTCCAGGCTCGGGGCGCTGATATATATATCATCACCTACGTGCATGCTCTTACATTCGTACAGAGAGGGACACGCACACAGTAAATAGGCACGGTTTAAAACTGAGTTAATGAACGACGTGGCACGGTGACCTGACATCAACGTCCCGCGCAATTTACAGAGACCTACGCCTGGCACAGATACATAGCTATTTAAGAAGCTGCTTAATATCCGGTCCTTGATATTCACGTCTAGTCCCGTACGTTCACATAACACCTCGAACAACATACGTTGACTGTGTAATGAGTGGGCAGAATTAAAATTGTCATAGTCCATCATCACGTTTACGCCCGAGTGACCTCTCAACCCGTTCAAGCGCGCACATAGTCCTACGTGCCCACTCTTCCCCGGGTTCAAGATCACGCGACGCCCACGCCATGCCAACTCGACCTGCCTTAATACATACTCAAAATTGATATACGTATCACTATCACAGCTGTATATTGCTCTAACCTTACCATGCTCATACTTACTACTAGGTGTAAAAATACTCACACCCTGCCAAGCATCAACTGGGTTAGACTCAAGTGACTCAACATAACAACGCCGATAGACATCAGGCACACTGGCAGGTATCACACTCTCACCATGCAATAACTCCTCACTATGCCTATTATGACTACCATTGACACACCACGCCCATCGCGAACTCCAGAACTCACTGACACTAGGTCTATCAAAGAAAGACATGTCTAGTTCCTCATCCAGGATGCTGGTTATCGCAGCTTTTAGTATATCATCTGGGAAATGGGCCAGATCAACGTCGACGCGAGCATCACACCTCGACAGTGCATCCTCACGCAGATCAATCGCCCCAACACCTCGGCCACGTAAACATTGGCCTTCAACCAGAATCGCACCTAAAGCAGTGCTGTTACTACCAATTGCCTTCAGTACATTTGTTAAATCTTTCGCTCCATCACCATCGGCCACTAAGCGTACTGCTAGTGAGGCTGCGTCCTTCGTGTGCACTCGGAGAGTTGCAGCCAGTAACAGCACGCCAGTGGCCTGGTTATTATTCATCCCAGCCATTGCAGGACCATAGGAGTTAAGCTCGCTACACAAACCAGGGTTTGTATCAAGTAGGTCTGCCCATGCATCGGTGAAATATATATTCGTCTTCACCCCTGCTACACTGCCGGCATTTGGAAAGAGTTTGTACTCGTGCTCATTGGATAAGTCACGGTATTTGACTACGCGCGCAAAATTATAATCCTGAACTGCGCGACGCATCAATTCAGGAATGCTTTTAAGACTGTGGTTACACAAGTCTAGGCTTAATATATCAGTGACGGCTCGAGACACCTGGAAAGGATATTCAGCATACAGCACGCTTAGACCAACAGCTGCCACAGGATTATTCACTGCAACATGGTCTATGCGGCGCCACTGCCGAATGATGTCAGTTGGCCAGCCTTCGAGGAAAGGCAGACTGACCTGAGCAAGCCATTCACCCACACGGCCTATATCTCGACGTGCGGGCTTCGGATGGCTCATTAGTCGCCCGCGGCCGGCTCGACATCAGGTGCGAGTACCGGCGGCGCGGGGGTATGCGACCCAACCATATCTCCACTACTAGATAGCGGTGCCCGGTTGGTAGGCAGGGGAGGGCGGTGGGTGGACGCGACTACAAGGTTCGTCACGACCTGGGCTGGTGCTGGTTGCGGGTGCGTGTTATCGCGCAACGGGTCACCCTTTAATGTGTGGGCAGGTCCACGCTGTGGGGCTGAACCTGCCGGTAGGGGCACGGCGATGTGTGGCGGGTAACCTTTTGGACCACGCATCGCGTCATAGTAACTAATGGTCCCTATGACGCGCCCCCGCTGCGAACCGCCCTGCCAACGCGCGATGTCCAAGGCAGCTAGGGCCTTCGTAAATCCTCGGACAGCGTGTCTATCTGGCCCCAAGCCCCCAGTTTCAATAGGAGATAACCGCGTGGTAGAGAACGTAATTTGCCCCTTACACTCAGCGGCAGACGGAAAATGGTTTATCCTTGTGCGGAAAGAGCTTTCATCAGTGAATGAATGCCGCACTGTCAGACCAACCCCGACTCCTAAGTACATTGCCTCACCAGGGGCAGGGATGCCGACATCACTCCTATTCCACATGTACGTGGATAGGTCATCACGCTCGGCCATACGACGGCGGACATCCTTGTCGCGTCCACCAAGGTTGACGAAATTGTCTGGGTCGGCCATCGTAATCCAACCATTGGCTAGACCGTCCAACTCACTATTGCGCAGGTGCATCAACAGCGGCACTGTACGCGCACTGCGCCACTCACAGTTGACCTCACCCAGGTCACCAGCTGTCATGTAGTACTCACAGTCTGGGAGCAATGGGCAAGTCACGTCGCGACTTGGGTAGCATAGTGGACCGTATCCCTGTTGTGTCGCCGTCAAGGTGCTGACATCATAGTCAATTATCCCAGTCGGCTCAATCCAATAGTACGGCGACACACATGCATGCATAAGGTGGCGGTTGCCGCGCGTCGCGGTCACAAACGCGACATGCATGTGTTTCACCACGCTGTCAACGTAGTCGTCTACTCGCACACTAAACACTTCGCACAGCGCACGAGAAAAATTGGTCAAGAAGTGTGTATTATTTGCACACATCTTGTTGCCAATAGTTTTTGCGTCATCCATATTACCCTGTGAGGCTACGCCGCCATTCACAGGGTTGTCACGAGTAGTCGTATATACAGTCGGGTACATACGGCCCCCGAAGTTCATACATGGGTCACAACACGCGACGAGGGCAGCGGTCGACAAAGCGATGTTGTCGACCAGACTGGCCCATGACCGCACGTTGGGTCCGTTACAACGCGGCATGGCAGTCCAATCATCATAGGAACATGAGATTGGCCCGAAGCTAGGCTGAAACCCCTCAGCGCGCAATACATCACGCATGAATGCGCCCTCATCAGTCATGCCTACTACTGTTGCGACACGGTGGATCCCACGTGTTAAGGCATACGTAAATAACGACCCCGCGCTACTGTGGGCCATATTGCTCCCAATGATACGCAAGGCATCGTGGATTCCCTCCACCAATGCACTATCCTCGCTGACCGGGATTAAGGCACGGTTGTCGCCGTCAACTGCTACAAGGTCAGTGACCGCAAGACTCCCGACACCCGCGCAGGCTGCCACAAGTGCGGACATCACGTTTGGTTCGTTCATTCCACTGCTACTGCGCGTAATCCACACACTGTTGGTGGGGGCTACATACGTAGCAGGTCCAGCGGATACAGGCACGAGAACGATATCGTGTCCACCCGCAAGCTCTTCCATACTGAGGTGACCAGTGAATGAGTAAAAAGCCATACCCATTGCAAGCCTCTCGGTCAAGGCCGACAAGTCAGCGAACTTATAGTCCCCTGCCGCACTGGTCCACTTCTTCGCGATCCCGGCCATATCAGCCGCCAGTCCCGATGCAACCGCATAGGTCTGAGCGATGCCCCCGTTCTCGCCCCTGGAGCTAACCATACACGGGTTGACCGGTACAGCATCTCCACGATGTGCTGCCTGCTCTGCAGCTTTAGCATTAACACCCGCACGCAAACGCCGCAATAATTCTCTTTTTTTGGTGTCATTGTTGTATGCTTTAGGATCCTTTGCGATCATATCAGCAGCCAACGCACGTGACTTTTCAATAGTGGGCATCGCTGGGTCAACGCTGCCACCAGCAAACCCCACCTTATATACCGTCCTCGCGACGGACACATCCACATTACCAATGACAGTACTCGACGTCATCCTCGCCTCATACCTACGAAACTCACCATACTTCATAGGCACATTAAATTTTGCGGAAAACTGTGTTGCCAAAGCTAGAAGAGACATAACAGAAGTTGTTTGTATTTGCTAACTATTTGTCGGAATGATATTTCTTGTACTTCAGCTTCACAGGTATTTTACTAGTCATTTGCGAGAGACTAGACCCCTCCACCTTTTCTTATAGTCATTGGTCCTCAGACGGCACGGTACGAAGCCACATTTGCGATCATCAACCGTTGGGTGCACACCGCTTAGGTTTTCAAGCCATTCGGCACTGACAAATCAAATACTATCCAATAGGAACACTAACTAGTCAAGTCAGTGGCGTATTTTTC